CTTTGATGAATCAGATAGAAATATCTAACGATAGAGTTGCTATGTTTGAAGCACTCAAGCATCTTGTAGTATCAGGTAACGTCTTGTTATATCTGACAGATAAAGGACTGAAAGTATATCCACTATCTAAGTTTGTCTGTAAGCGTGATGAGGTTGGTAATGTTTTAGAAATCCTTATCAAAGAAACAGTACACCCACAGGCTCTACCTCTTGAGTTCTTAGAACAGATTAAGAAGAAAGAGAACTATGACGCAGATATGATGAAGGGGGACTTGGATATATATACATCAATCAAAAGAATGAATGATGACTTCTTCTGGTTTCAAGAATGTAAAGGAGAAAAGATACCAAACACAGATGGCAGATCAAAGGTAGATGTTACTCCCTTTATTCCTCTCAGGTTCATTCGGGTAGATGGAGAAGATTATGGTAGAGGATATGTTGAAGAATACAGAGGAGACTTAATTAGTCTTGAGTCTTTGATGCAAGCAATAATTGAAGGTGCTGCTGCTAGTGCTAAGACATTATTTCTAGTCAATCCAAATGGAATTACAAGGGCAGCAACTATAGCTAAAGCACCCAATGGAGCTATTCGAGAAGGTGCTGCTTCAGATATTTCTGTCATGCAAGTAGGTAAGAGTGCAGATTTCTCTGTTGCTTTTAGTGCAATACAAAGAATAGAAGCAAGACTTGAGTTTGCTTTCTTGATGGCAAGATCAGTACAGCGTGACGCAGAAAGAGTAACAGCAGCCGAGATAAATCTTATGGCACAAGAACTAGAGAACAGTCTTGGTGGTATCTATAGTATCTTGACCCAAGAGTTCCAACTACCATATCTAAGAAGACGTATGCACTTATTAGTAAGACAAGGTAAAGTTCCCAAGCTGCCTGATGAACTGGTCAAACCTAAAATAGTTACAGGACTTCAAGGTCTTGGTAGGGGTAATGATAGAAATAAACTTATTGAGTTTATTGGAACTGTAGCTCAAGCATTAGGACCAGATGTAATGAGACAGTACGTAAATGTAGATGAAGCGGTCAAACGTCTTGCTACCAGTATCGGTATAGATACTGCTAACCTAGTAAAAACACAGGAAGAGATCCAAGCAGAACAACAAGCTGCACAACAACAGCAGCTTATTCAAAGTCTTGGACCTGCTGCTTTAGGTTCACGTTTGCTTGATCCTAAAGTAAATGCAGAAGCAGGTTTAGCTGATGCACAGGCACAACAACTACAACAACAAGGAGGAACACCTGATGCCAACCAAGAAGCCTAGAGAAAGAGATGAAGACGGAAAGTTTGTCTCTGAAAAAGCAGTCGTTAGCGAACTAGGTGTTAACGATACACCTGCACCAACAGAACCAAAGGTGGTCAAGACCAAAAATGGTAATACAATGACGTTTAACTAACCAAAAAAAATTATGACTTCATCACAAGTACAAGTATCTGAAACACCACCAATGTCTCAACAAGATCTTGAAGGTCTGAAAGATGAGAATGGTTTGTATGCTGGTAAGTTTAAAACTGTAGAAGATTTAGCAAACAGCTACAAAGAACTAGAAGGTAAGCTTGGTTCTGTTACAGAAGAAGATCAAGTATCTGAAGAAGAAACTACAGGAGTACCAGAATCTTATAAAGATTATTACCAAGAAGATGGAACTGTAGATTACAATTCTGTAAATGAAAACTATGGAGAAATCTTAGGAGAACTATTTAAAGAAAACAATATAGATCCATATAAGATAGCTGCTGAGTTTGATAAGAACGAAGGAGAGATACCAGAAGAAATGTATCAGTCTCTATTAGATGCTGGCTTATCTGCCAATGCTGTTGATTCTTATTTAAAAGGAGTGGCAGTTGAAAGAGGATACATTGAAGGCGAAGAAGGTGCAGCAGAAGAACTAGCACAGGAAGAAGTAAAAGGTATTAGAGATTCTATAGGTGGAGATGAAGCCTATGGCAAGATGGTTAGTTGGGCTTTAGAAAATTTATCCAAGCCAGAGATAGAAGCTTTCAATGAAGCAACAAACACAATGTCTGGACCACAACTTAGTATGATGGTACAAGGACTATATACTAGATACCAAAACGCTATGGGAGTTGAACCAAGTCTTTACTCTGGTCGTGCTGCAACAAGTGGACCTACACCTTATAGGTCAACACAAGAAGTAGTAGCTGCTATGTCTGATAAGAGATATGGTAAAGATGTTACCTACACAGAAGACGTACAAAGACGTTTAGCTGGTAGTGATGTATTCGGCTAATGACTAAGTTATGTGCTAGAGGTAAGTCAGCAGCAAAGCGTAAGTTCAAGGTTTACCCTTCTGCTTACGCTAATGCTTATGCTGTTAAAGTCTGTAAAGGACAGGTCAAAGGACCAGATGGCAAGAAGCGAACTGCCTCTGGCTACACAAGAAAATCATTGAGGGTTGCCTAATCATGCCACTAAAAGGAAAACAGTACAAACTAGATGTTGATGGTGATAAGAAAATTACCAGAAAAGATTTTATGATCTTGTCTAAAAATTCCAAAAAGAAAAAGAAAAATGGCAAAGCTAACACCTAAACAAATAGTTACTCTCAACAAACATTCAAAGCATCATTCCAAAAAACACATGGACATGATGAAGAAACTTATGCGTGAGGGTTCTTCATTTAAAGCTGCACATACAGCAGCACAAAAAGAAGTAGGCAAATGAGTTTACGCAGATGGTTTAAAGAAGAATGGGTAGATGTAAAAACAGGTAAGCCTTGTGGTCGGCAGAAAGGAGAGAAGCGTAATGGCTACCCTGCTTGCAGACCTTCAAAAAGAGTTAGTAAAGATACTCCAAAGACTACAAAAGAAATGAGTAGTGGAGAGAAGAGAAGATTCAAAGCAAGCAAGACCAGTTCAAAGAAGATAGCTTACCAGCACAGACGCAAGAAAAATAACCGCAATAGTTTAAAGATTGCGTAATAGTGTTATATTTTAAATAGCTTACATTTTTTATGTCTAAGGGTGTATCAATGACCAAGAAGGATAAAGACCCTACTGGTGGTCTTACTGCTTCTGGTCGTAGAAAATACAACCGAGCAACAGGTGGAAACTTGCAAGCTCCTGTTACTAAAAAGACAGGTCTAACCAAGACAGAGAAAGGTAGAAGAAAATCTTTTTGTGCCAGAATGTCGAAGGTAAAAGGACCATTAAAAAAAGATGGCAAGCTAACTCGCAAAGCTCTTGCATTACGCAAGTGGAA